AGCAGATGATAGGAGTTCGATTCTCCTTACCCGCTCCAACAAGGAAAGGTGGCCGAGAGGCTTAAGGCGTCGGTCTTGAAAACCGAAGTAGGGGAGACTCTACCGTGGGTTCGAATCCCACCCTTTCCGCCAAAACCGTTGGAGCACCATAAATGGACGTCAGCACTGGTTGTGCGGGAGGGACTTATATCCCCTTAGGCAGCAGATTACTGTTCACGGCTGGGTTCGATCCCCAGGGCGTCTACCAACTTTACTGTGTTTTGCATTAATTGTCTTTTTCGAATCCTGTTAGGACTACCATTTCTCTTTATAAATATTTTATGTTCAAAGCTGTTAAAGAAACTATTTGGCATCTCACTTGTGGTAAATGCAAGAACTGGTTCACTTATGCAACAATGGAAAAAATGTGTATTGATAGATATACTTTTCACTGCCCGCATTGTGGACACAAAGGAGGTTGCGAAGTAAAAAAATGATAACACATTTGATAACTGGAGGTTGCAGCTTCAGTGCTGATATGTTTTGCTGGCCCGTGCATTTAGAAAATCAGCTAAAAGTCACTCATGATCAAACAGGTGTAGGAAGCAGTGGCAATGATTTGATTTCTCGCAAAGTAATAAGACAGGTATATGATTGTTTACAAGCAGGAATGTCTCCTGAAGAAATGTATGTAGGCGTTATGTGGAGCGGCCCTGGCAGAAAGGCTTTCTATGTTGAATCAGATGATACATTAAAGTTATGCAAACCTTACATCAGTGATACCAGTCCTCATATATGGCCTGAAGGATCAAAGCACGGATGGGTTTTGATAAATCCTTTTTTTGATAACAAATTTGCAATGGGATATTACAGAACTTATAATAATTCAATCCAAGATCAAATAGAAACCTATGAGCATATGTTGAGATTGCAATTATTTTTAAAGAGTTATAGAATAAAATACTTTTTTTCAACCTATACAGACGAAGTGCTAAAAGACCCAAAAGATAGTGCAGTGTTTGTTGATCATTTAAAAGATCTGATTGATTGGAATAGATTTCTTCCAGTCAAAAGTATGCACAATTGGTGTATAAAAAATTATCCAAATGATTTCCCAAAAAATGATGATCCACATCCCGGCAATTACCAACACAAACGATTTGCTGCTGAAGTATTAGTGCCTTGGATTGAAAATGACCTATGATGTTGTAATTTTTACTGACATTGCAGATAAACTTTCACCGCAAAGAGGATTAGGTGCCTATAAAATTGCCAATCTAGCTAGAGCGCAAGGGCACAGTGCAATTGTTATCGACTTTTCAAGTTGTATTACTTGGGAACAATACCAAACAATAATAGACAAAACAGTTGGATCAAATACTGTTTGTGTTGGCTGGAGTATTACATGGTTTCCATGGAGAACATTTGGCGGAAATCAATATTTACTTGGACCTGAAAGCAGAGACACAAGAACAGTTAACTTCAACGAAGGCATGAGTTGGCAAATTTTCTTGGGCAATCAAAACCGCTACATAGATTATGTCAAGCAAGTTAATAATCGCACAGAATGCATTGTTGGAGGCAGTAAAGTTTTTGAATACGTTCGAGATACAGAATGGGATAGAATTTTTGTTGGCTTTTGTGAAAATCAATTTGTAGACTATCTACAAGGCAAGCGTGAACACATCTATAACTACGATCCACGTGGGCATGGTCCAAATCATAATTTTGCTAATACATCGGTTTCTTATGAAGATACTGATTGCATAAACAGTGAAGAAATACTTACAATAGAAATTAGCAGAGGATGCATATTTAATTGCGCATTTTGTAGTTATCCACACATCGGACAAAATACCAAAGACTACACCAAATATCAAGATGTGTTGTTCAAAGAGCTCAGTGAAAATTATAAAAAATGGGGTGTATATCAGTATTATATCGTTGACGACACTTTCAATGATTACACGCCAAAATTAGAACTTGTAAATGAGGTAATACAAAGTTTAGATTACCAACCTTATTTTGAAGCATATGTTCGCATGGACTTGGTTGCAAAACAAAAGCATCAAGCACAGTTAATGTATGATATTGGATTGCGTAGAATTTATTATGGACTAGAAACTTGGAACAACAAAACCAGCAAAATTGTAGGCAAAGGTGATAATAAAGATATTAAAATACAAGGCATGAAAAATTGTAAACAGGTTTGGGCAGACGATGTGTATGTAAATGCAGGCTATGTTGTAGGATTGCCTTATGATAACGAGCAAGATGTGCTTGACATGGTAAATTGGTATAGCAAAGAAGGTAACAATTATATAGATGCGCTGAGTTTCAATGCTTTGTTATTAAAGGATCTTGGCGACCTAAATAATTTTATGTTTGACAGTGCTATAGATCGCAATCCTAACCATTACAACTATACAATAGATGGCTTGACATGGACAAGAAATGACAGCGGAGATATCTCAAACTCTTTACAAGCACAAAAGATAGCAGACTTTGCTAATCAAGCAGTTGCTGAACACAACACATTTCCTCCTAAAGTTTGGAAATATTGGAGTTTATATGATGCATATTGCAATGACATAGAAGGATCAGAAAACGAAAAGTTTAAATATTTTTATGATAAGTTTTATTATAAACAATTGATGGAAAAATTAGATGCGTAAATGTATTGTGCCATGGACACAAATTGAAGTGTGTGCAACAGGGTTTGTTAGACCTTGTGCAGAATACAAGTATGACTTTGTAAATGAAGATGGCAGTAAAACTGACTTAAATGATGCAAACACCACACTAGAAAGTGTATGGAACAATCATGAATATACTAGGTTAAGACAACAGTATATCAACGGCGAAGAACCCGATGGTTGTAGTAAATGCTTTACGCAAGAATCACAAGGAATATTGAGTAGACGTCAAAGAGAAATGCAGGTGCATGGCAAACACTTGCACCTTATGAACTCATTAGATGCACCTAACCCTGTGTTGTTTGATGTTAAATTGGGCAATCACTGTAATCTACAATGTAAAATTTGCAATAGCGAATTTACAAAAAAATGGGAACAAACTGAACTAGAAATTTTTGGACAAGTTATTAATCCTAGCTACGGTAAAGATTGGGTAACACAAAAACAAAACTGGGATAGCATTGTAAACATCAGTGAAAACTTAGAAGTGTTGTATCTCAGCGGTGGCGAACCTTTTTTGATCAACGATCACTACACGCTATTAGATCATTTGATTGAAACCGATAGAGCAAAAAATATTTGGATCAAATTCCACACCAATGGCTCATTCAAACTTACAAATAGGCTGCTTGAAATATTTTCAAAGTTTCAAAGTATACAATTACATTACAGTATAGATGATGTAGGTGCTAATTATGAATATCAACGTCCTCCTGCAAAATGGAGAAGACTTGAAGAAAATTTCAAACACGCTATGCAACAAGATGTTGATGTTAAAATTACATACACAGTAGGATTGCTTAACAGTTTGAGCGGCACAAACATGGAGAAATGGTGTGATAGCATAGGATTTGATATAGATAATCTTGTGTGTAATTTTTTGCATGACCCAATTTTTTACAATATCAGTTTACTTGATAGGCAGCAAAAAAACTATTTGTTAGAACATTTAGGCACTGGTGTAATAGATAACGAAGTGCGAAAGTTCATGGAAACACAGCATCTAGAAGAAATAAAAAACAAAAATTGGCGAATAAATTCAAGAAAAGAACTTGACAACTTGCGTAAGTATGTTATAAGTAAGCTAGACAGTAAGAGCAAAGTGTCTCTTATGGATGTCAACCCTGTAATAGCAAAACTGGTGAACGCAAATGAAAACATGTGTCTTACAACGTAACAAACGATCAATCACAGTAGATGTAACCAAAAACGGTGCTGTATTCAACGAATATGATATGTTGGATTTTGAAACCAGCAAAGAGTTTCACGATCGCAAAAAAGCTGAGAGCTATTTTCAAAGCCTTGTATATGCTGGTTACAAAGAGGCATTGGCATCATGAAGATATATGATCTCACAGAAGAACAGTGCGACATGTTGGACCGACTTTGGGCATGTGATACTGTTGAAGAAATCTATGATATGTTCCAAACACTTGACGCAGACAAATTTAACATGGCATTGACACTACATCAGATGATGCTTGATGAAATTGTTGAAAAAGATAACGATCCAAACAACACAGTGGTAGCACGTAATATGTTGGCTGGTATAGGTGTCAAATGCTAGATGATCATGCAGCAAAATTATTTGCTAAAAATATAAACATGATGGTGCCATGGTATCTCATGGCATCATACGCATACTATGAACAAGGTGATCCAATTTTCTCAGATGGCTTCTTTGACAATATGGGTAAAACAATGTTGGCAGTTTGGGATGACATTGAACACTTCCATAAAGAACATATCACTTTAGACGATTTGGAAGCAGGCACTTTCCTAGGAAAGTATCCAAGTCGTGTTGAAGGTGCGTTACAAAGTTTGCGTGAAGCATACTTCACAAAAAACGGAACAGTCAGAAAAAAGCCCCTTATACAACAAGTTTGATAAAACAAGTATATATAAGTTTACAGGAGGTAACATGGCAAAAGGTGTAGTTAAACGTAAAAAAACTAGGGCAGCACGTAAGTCTAACGAATGGGACCTAATCAAAGACGACTGGGGTTGGCAAAAAGCTCATTACTATATCCATTATGAAATCGACAGTAAACAATGGTTAGTAAAAGTCAAAGAATATATCAAAGCAAACTATGATAAAAAAGTGGTTGCTAATATCAACAAGCTGCCGGACTGGAAAGTAGGCGGCAAAAGTCACTATGCTACAGCAGCACATTTTGAAACACATTGGCCAGATCGAGTTGTTGAAGGATACAAAGGCGCACTTGATCGTTGGATAATAGGATTGGCAGAAGAAGGTGCCAAAGTTGTAGAAGAAAAGAAAGCAGAAGAAAAAACCAAAAAGAATGTGTATGTGCCAAGCATACAAGAACGTATTCGTGAACAAGCAATTGATGTGTGCGAAGACATAGACACATGGATGGATGGTTTTATCACCGACAAGAAAAACTTTGATCCAAAAGGTTTTGACTTTGCTAGACATTTTGCCAAGCACAAAGTCACACAAGCACATGCTAGAAAAATCATGAGCTTTTATGCTGGCGAACTTGAAGAAGCAAGGGTAATACAAAAACTGCCCACACCTGGTGAAATCAATCGCTGTAAGGACGAGTTTGAAAAAGACCAATTACAGCAGCTACGCGAAGGCTACAGCCACCTTACTAAAAAAGACGCTAAAGCATACTTGACAGCATTAGAGCTGCTACACGGCGCTTGTAGCGTGGTTATAGACGCTGCTAAAGCAACACGTAAACCACGCAAGAAAGTAGCGCCAAGCAAAGAGAAGTTAGTAGCAAAAGTCAAGTATTGCGAAAAAGACGACAAACTACAATTGGTTAGTGTTAATCCGTTGGAATTGATTGGTGCTACAGAAATTTGGGTGTATAACATCAAGACACGCAAACTGGGCAAATACATAGCAGATGAACATGCCACTATACAAGTTAAAGGCACCACACTTTTACACTACAATGAAAAAACCAGTATCCAAAAAACACTTCGCAAACCTGACGAAACACTCAAAGAGTTCAAAAAAGCGGGCAAGGTCCAATTGCGTAAATTCATGGATGAGATTAAAACGACAGATATTAAACTAAACGGTAGGCTTAACGCAGACACAATTATTCTAAAGGCAACACAATGAACAAAGTAGCAGATACAGTAGCAGCTCTAAAAGGCATACCCACACGAGAAGAATTACAAAAACTACTGGTAGAAGAAGTGGTTTACATAACTTTTAAAAAACTAAACGGCGAAGAACGTAGAATGCAAAGCACACTTGTTCCAAGCATGTTGCCTCCAGCACAACGAGATGACAAGCTCAGCCAAACCAAAATTCGCAACTTAGAAGAAAAGGTATTTGTGGTTTGGTGTGTGGATCGCAGTGCTTGGCGCAGTTTCCGCTATGACAGAGTTACAGCAGTAGAAGTAGATCACCAGTATGGCAACGGACATGAGGATGGTGCCAACTATTAAATATATAGATAAACTCTAATATGACATAATAAATACTGTATGAAAAATATTACACTTGAAGCATTGGAGCGTCAAGTATTGTTATGGAACAGAGCAGCAATACTGGCGCCCATTTTTTTTACTGGCCTTCTTATGTTGGCTTGGCTATTCAGTTTTTGTAGCACACAAACACTGTTCTTCATTGCCTGTGGATTGTATTTTGTCACAGCAGTGATTTGGTGGTGGTGGACAATGAAAAGTATTCATATGTTAGTAAAGATTTTATCTAGCACAAACATCGGTATCAAAGAAGTAAGCAATGAACTTAAAAATATTCGAGAAGAACTAAAGGTTGACAACCAATCTGATAACTAGTATTATTAAACTAAGAGGACTAATGTGTTCGCCCCTCTATAAACATTCCGCACACTCCAGTAGCCGAGGAGTATAATATGAGTTACTATAGCACGAAAACATATGGGCACAACATTGGATTGAGTGCCTGCTTTAGACAACCTAAAGCACATAGCCATTGTAAATTTTTACATGGATACAGTTTACAATTTAAATTTACGTTTGGAGCAAGTGAATTAGATGAACGCAACTGGGTTGTGGACTTTGGTGGATTAAAACCATTGAAGGCATGGCTTGAAGATACATTTGATCACAAAGTTGTATTGGATAATGATGATCCGGAAATGGCAACATTTGAATTGCTACAAGAAAAAGGACTAGCAGAACTTACACTCTTAGATGGTGTAGGAGTAGAAAAGTTTGCTTATCATGCATGGAAGTTTGCTAATGATCTTGTCAAAGAAATGACAGATAATCGTTGCTGGTGCGAAAGTGTAGAATGTGCAGAGCATGGTGCTAACAGCGCAATTTATACACCTTTTCAAGTGCAGAAGATGTCTTTTGTAGATGGCTAAGAAATACAATCCGGGCGAAACTAAAGCACAACGCAAAGCTCGCAAAGCAATAGAAAAAACAGCTAAAGACTGCAATGCAGTTTTTGAGGATGCTACCAAGATTGCTGAAACACCTAAACTAGATAAACATATTGTGTGTTTGAAATGGGGAACCAAGTATTCTGCAGACTATGTAAACAAACTCTATAACATGTGTAATCGACATAGCCAACAAACTTACCAGTTTCATTGTTTTACAGATAATGCTGCCGGTATACAAAATGGTGTATGTATTCATCCTTTGCCCAATATAGACAAGATACAAGGATGGTGGTTTAAGCCATGGTTTTTTAGCACCGAGTTGCCTATTAGAGGAACACTATTGTTTTTAGATCTCGATGTAGTCATATGTAACAATATAGATAGATTTTTTAACTTCGAACCAGAAAAAGATTTTGTGATAATTAGAGACTTCAATAGAAGTATTAGAGCAACATGGGATAGAGTCAACAGCAGTGTATTTAGATTACGCATTGGCAGTAGAGCTCATCAATATCAAGATTTTTTAGATAACAAAGATCACAACATAAGACGTTTACCAGGGGACCAAGATTGGATGTATAGAGGTGCAAGACCTTTTACATTTTGGCCAGATGAATGGGTGCGTAGTTATAAATGGGAAATGCGTGATAGGCGAGATTTAGAATTGCGTAACGGTGTTAGAGTATTCAAAAATATTGGCTATCCAAAAGTAGAAAAACAACAAAGTATTGCAGTATTTCATGGTAGACCAAATCCAGAGGATTGCAAAGATCCTTGGGTGATTGAGAACTGGCGATGAATAGAATGCAGGATTTTTTACTTTGGTATAAACATTTACGCAAAGAAGGTAGACGTATGTATGGCGATAATCAGGTTGACTTAGCTTGGTATGTCAAGTATAATATGTTTAATTGTGTTTGTTGGGCATGGTATAACAGTAAGCACACCACATTAGATGGAAAATATAAATGAATGATCTTAAATTTACAACCGCAGGCGATTACATGAAAAGTTTAGAAACTCCTAAACGTATAGGCTTTGCGTGTAAGTATTTGCATCATGACCAAACACAAAAGCCTAAGATACTAGAAGAACTACAACGCCCACTAACTGAGAAATGCACAACAGTAGCATGGCTAAATAGACAGAGTAAGGATGTTGCAGAACAACGACTATGGGACATTATGGTCCATAACGCAGCGGCAGCAAAGAGGTTAGTAGAATATGTGGGAAGCCTTCCTCCAGAACTTCGTATGGTCCGATTGGGTAGCAATCAGCTTCCTTGTGCTACCGAGTCTAGCTGGATGTATTTTTGGTCTAAGCCTGACGTTGTTGAATACTGCGAAAGAGAATATTCAAAGGTTGGTGAGGCCGCAAGGCTTTTGGATGTCAGATTATCAATGCACCCAGGACAATTTACGGTGCTCGCCTCCGATAACGAGGAAATTGTAGAAAGGTCAATAGATGAGTTCGAATATCACATCAATCTCGCGAGGTGGATGGGCTACGGTAAAAACTGGCAAGACTTCAAATGTAACGTCCACATCTCAGGACGCAAAGGTCCAGCCGGTATCATCGACGTCCTTCCAAGACTGTCTCCAGAAGCACGAAACTGTATTACTATCGAAAATGACGAAAACAAGTGGGGTCTCGAAGCAAGCCTAGAACTAGCAGATCATTGTGCATTGGTATTAGACATACACCATCACTGGGTAAACACAGGAGAGTATATAGAAGCAAATGACGATAGGATCAAGCGTATTATTGATAGCTGGCGTGGTGTTCGTCCTGCTATGCATTACAGCCTTTGCCGTCCGGAGTATCTCGAAGGACATAGATCAAATGTTAGACCAGATATGGAAAGACTTTTAGAAGCAGGCTACAAAAAACAAAAACTTAGAGCACATTCAGACTACTGCTGGAATGATGCGTGTAACGACTGGGCATTGTCCCATTGGGAATGGGCTGACATCATGGTAGAAGCTAAGATGAAGAACTTGGCAAGTGATCAATTATTACAAAGGTATTACATAAGTAAAGATCCGTTTATAGGTATACCTAACGCAGCATAATGTTTGTAAATGACGAAAAAGGTATAATCATATCAGTGCCAATGAAATGTGGCACTGAAACTTTTGCAACAGCTTTACCAAAAGACTGGATAGATATTTACGCAAACCCAAAATTTGATGAGATACCTTTATCAGCATTAGAAAAAACTCTAAAAGTATGTGAACTTACAAATAGAAATCTAAACGATTATACGCATTATGTAATTGTAAGACATCCTGTAAAATGGCTTGTAAGTGGATTTAGGTTCTTACAAAGTCTACAAAAGAATCCAAAACATTTTAAGTATCATACTAATTTTGAAAAGCATCTACATGATGTATATTTAGAAAGAACACAAAATTATCAAGCATTTGATGGTTTCTGGAGCGATCATTGCAGTGTTATGCCAGATCAATATTGTGACGAAAATGCTATACCTATAAAGTTAGAAAATATTGATGAATTTTTTAAAACTTTTGATATATACAACATTCCATTATTAAACAAAACTAGTTCTCGGATACCATATCCTCGTTTAAATACTCTATCAAAAGATTTATTATATAAAATATCTGCTGATTATTGTAAAAGGTTTCATTATGTTATGGATATATAATTCAGATAATAAAGTGATAATTTGTGCACCTTGTAAAACAGCAAGCACAAGTTTAGAACACAGCTATCGTAAAGGAACTAACGGTGCTCTGGGATTGTATGGCAGAGAGGATTTGAAATTTATCAATGATCGCATATCTCGCTTTGATAAATGCATACTATTAAGTAGAAATCCATATGATTGGTATATCAGTGGATATAGATGGATGAAGGCTGGAAAATTACCAGGAGGTTTTGATTATCCTAAATCGGTCAGCGTGTTAGAACATGTAAATTATGTTAAAGCATGGACATGGCATTTTCGTAACAAATACGTTCAAACATTTAATTTTGATGTTTCTATGATGTATGCCCAAAACAGAACAGGCTATAGTGATTCACAGTGGAAATCACACTGTGTTTTTAGTCCATATTTTACCTACAACTATATCATTCCTCTTAGTTTAAGAGCCAAATGTTATATAGTAGATATAGAAAATCAACAACAGCATGAAAAGGCAATTAAAATAGTTGATGAAAGTTTAGAACTATTTAATTTAAATAAAAATAATGATATTACACAAGACGACATAAAATCAGAAATTACGCCTGAAGTAATTTCTGCTATTGATGATATTATTTCATATGTCAAGGTGGAAAGGGAGGTAAATACCTTATGAACTACTTGGAAAAAATGTATGGATCTAAAACACCACAAGGTGTTATAAAAGATAAAAACCCTAACAGAGTTTTAGGAGGTCTGAGAGGACAAGGATCTGATCATTACAGCATGTTGGGAGAGGATGGAATGGAACGTGAAGTTCCTACTAGAGCCTACGTGCAAGGATTAGAAGAAAAATTACGTGCTCAAGATCTGCGTATTGAAATGCTTGAGAAGAAGGTAAGGAAACTATCATGAAAAAATGGATCACAAAAAGACTAGATGAACGCACATCCTGGGATGGAGCAGCATTGATAGCAGTTGGACTAGTTGTTTTGATTGCTGGCCCGTTTGCAAAACTTGCTGCATATGCAGCTATTGCTTATGGCGCATGGACAATTTGGAAAGCTGAATGATTTTTTATAATGAGGCTAGAAATCTAGCCTTTTTGACTATTGCAAAAAATTGCAGCGAAAGCATAATGCTTGGACTAAACAAACAGTTTGTGCTTAACGATAAAATAGGACTACCTCAGAATACAGACGCAATTGTTATATTTAGAGATCCTGTGAACAGATGGATTAGCGGCACAGTTGAATATTTTGCTTATCCTGAAGGTCCGCCATGGAAGCCTATGAGTGATAAAGGTATTAAATTAAATTTACAAAAATGGTTAACAAATAAACCGCAACCTTGGGACTTTCATACTTCATTACAATCATCATTTTACAATTACCATGGGTTGAATATCAAACCATATTGGTATCACAAAAATGTGTTAGAAGAAATCAATCAAGATTATAACTGCTTTGATAGAATTTTGCAAACTCATCAAGAACCATTTAGGAAAAAATACAAAAAAATGATACTTGATTTTATTGAAAAAGACAAATACAAAGTTATGGCTCATCTAACCGAGTTATATCAACTTGATTTTGATTTTTTCCGAACGCTAAAATTTGTTAATGGGTAAATCACTGCTGGCTTTTAGTTGCCAAACCATACGTTTATCTACTCCCTTTTGTTGTGCAAATCGTTTTGCATCACAGTTTTCACAAACGTGAAAATAGTTATTACTCAAACGTTTTGGGTCCATACTACCTCTTTCACGTGAAAATTCCTTATCACATGAATCACAACGTAAAACTACCATTGTTTTTTTGCGATTATAGGTATGTTGATTACCAAGTTTACTACGGCGCATATGCCAAGTATCTATCAAATATTCTTTTATATACATAACTATATTTACATTAAGATTATAAAAACTAGCCATAAATATTAGAAAGGATCACTATGAGCATACTAACTTTAACACCAGCAGCAGAGAAACAGATAGACCTTTTGAGCAAGGAGAACAATTGCTACGGCATTACTCTTAACATCAAAGGCGGTGGTTGTGCAGGTTTTGAGTATGATTGGGGCACTATTGCAAGCCCAGTAGATTTAGAAGAAGGTGATGAAGTAGTAAAAACAGCCAACGGCAGTGCTTTTGTAGTAGGTTCACATAGTTTGATGTTCTTAATTGGGACCGAAGTAGATTATGTTAGAAGTTTGGTTGGAGCAAACTTTGAAATACGCAATCCAAATGCACAAAGTTCGTGTGGTTGTGGAGTGAGTGTAAATTTTGATATGGATAGATTAGATATACCACAATGGTAAAGGAATAAAAAATGGCTAAACAAGAAGTAGATATTGGTGTAGAGGGTAATGACGGCACAGGCGATAGTATCCGTGAATCCTTCAAAAAGGTAAACGAAAATTTTAATGAACTCTATGCTGTTTTTGGATTAGGTGGACAAATTAGTTTCACCACACTTAATGATACACCAAATAGCACAGTTGGAAACGAAGGTAAAGTTTTATTAGTCAATCAAGCTGGAACTGGTATTGATTTTTACGACCTAGTTTCTGATGCTAACAATGCTGATCCTAATGATCCTGATAATACAATTGCATTCACTGTTGAAGGCAATCAACTCAAATTACGTGTTATAAACGTAAACATCGAAACTGACAATAGTCCTACTATTTCATCTCCATTGAAAATGGGTGCAGCTATTGCTTACAGTGATACTACACACCCACTAATACTAGGAGATGCTACTCGGCAGCAACTTGTTGACAGCTGGAATACCGTGCATGATCCAGATGTTGACATTGATCATGTTGTTCCAAGTGTTGGGTTGGCTGACAGAAAATATGTTCCACGCAATCATTTTGGAGTTGGCCCTACAGTAGCAGATGAGCCAGTTGATGCAGCAGATTATACCAAAACTATTGCAAGCTATACTAATGGAGCAGCTAATATTGTGTCCCATGGATGGACTGAAGCAGTAACAGGTAGTCCATGGTTATATAATTCAGATGGAACTGATGCAACCAATCTTACAAGTGGTGATACTTATTATTTGCGTAGATCTACTTCTAATCAAGTTACTATTCACCCAACTGCTAACGATGCATTAAACAACACAAACCAGATTATTGCTACCGGCGGAACAGGCTCGCAAACATTCAAGGATGCAAACTGGGACGATAGTGATGGTGCTTTGTCAGGATTTTGGAAAGGCAATGCAATACTTCCAAGAAAAAGTATAGTCCGTAGAGAAGGCGATACCATGACTGGTGCACTTACATTGCACGATCATCCCTCGCCGTTCCAAGGTGCAGGAACTCCAACTTCAGAAGACGATCTACAAGCAGCAACAAAATATTATGTTGATGCCCAACAATATAGTTTAAGCGAAAACATATATGTAAACATTTCAGGCGATGATACACAATCACAAACACCTCCTGGTAGAGCAGGACGTAGTGAAAAATATGCCTATAGAACTATTGCAGCAGCATGTGCAAGAGCAGCAAGACTACAAGAAGCTGCAATGCCTGATGTTGGACCTTATGTTCAGACTCTACAATTTACAGACGGCACAGGAACAAATCCAGGATATGTAACAAATTATTTAAACACTGGATATACAGCTTCTACCGCAGATGCTGCTACAGTAGCAGCCGCATTCACTGCTAATTTACAAAGTGTAATCGATCAAACTGTTGCTCATATAGAATCAACATTTCCTAATTTTGTTTACGATGAATCTATTTGTAGACGAGATTTAGCCCTGATACACCAAAGTATCAGACTTGATATTCTTGCAAGCACTAGTAGTATCAAACATAATTACCTAAGTGTTTACGCTGGACTTAGATATTTCTCTAACGCAAGTGGCGAAATTGCAATTGATACCGGTGGCGGCGGACAATACACAGAAACTGTCAGCGCACTTCAATTTGCAAAAGTAACCATGCTTGCAGCAGTAAACACAGCTCTAGGTGGCAGTGCTACAGGAAACGTTTGGTATCTAACCGCAGCAGCTAGATTTGATGATGTTTTAGACACAATTAACACTGCAACAGCAGACCCTGCATTTGTTGAAGCAAGCAACAACTACAAATTATATGTGTATAGCGGAAATAATAAATTCCTAACACAAGCAGGAGATCCAGCTGAAGATGAACCAAATACAGATATTTTTCCTGGCAAAATTGTTAGAGGTAAACGTTCTGGTGCAGTAGGATTTATAGAAGATTATACTCGTGGTATCGACGACAGTGCAAATGGCTTTCCAACACACGACACAATTTCATTAAAGTTGTTATTGCCTATTGAGTTCGATGACGAAGAAGAAATTGAATATGGTGCGTTTGTTAAGAAACAGCAAATTAGTATTAGAATCGAAACTGGAGTATACGAAGAACAACTTCCAATTAGATTACCACCTAACGTAAGTATCAAAGGTGATGAATTTAGACGTGTAATTATTCGACCAGCAGCAGGCATGAGTTTGTCACTAGCAGCAAATACATATTTCTATAGAGATGCTACCATTGACGGAAACACAACTGCAACAGCAGGTGAAGCATATGTAAATGATTTAACTGGCGACACCGATGGCTATTTTGGTAGGCATTATCTAACCGATCCTACTAGCGAAATGGATATCAGTAGCTTTGGTGCTACAAATCCAGGTAAGTTTAGCGAAGCTGCTGACTTGATTAGTTTAAACAGACAATTTATTATTGATAGAACCATTAGTTTTATCAATGATGCATATCCTGCTTTGGTTTATAATGAAACAAAATGTCGTAGAGACACTGGATATATTGTTGACGGTATTGAATCTGATTTAAGAACTGGCGGAAGAATACAAAGTGGTATAAACCAAAAAGCCTATGCTGCAAATGTTGTTCCCGGACAGGAGACTGAAACAGAAGCAGCAATCAACAATATTGCTACTATTATTACCAGTGTGTTGGCACAAACAGCTTACGGCGGTGCGGGCGGCGACACAGGCAGAGTATCTAATAGTAATTTAGTAGCAGAAACCAATGCAAATACAAACGCAAGCGCACTTGTTAGTTTTGTTGCATATGCATTTGATGCAAGTTATAATCCACCATTAGATAATAACCAAATGGACATGTTCCTTTGTAGCGATAACACCATTATTAGAAATGTCACAGCACAAAGACAAGGCGGTTTTATGATGGTGCTTGACCCTGAAGGTGCTATCTTTACACGATCTCCTTACGCACAAACCTGCTCTAGCTTTGCAAAAAGCGGTGTTACTCAAAAAATATTTGCAGGCGGCATGTTTATAGATGGCTATTGCTATAATGTTCCTATGACTGTTATACAGGGCGGCAACAGCGATCCATTCAGAATTCAAGTAGAAGCTCCTACTACAAGCATCCTTGGATTTAGAAAGCCAACAGTGCCGTGTAGTTTCTTTGAATTTGGTAGACGCTATCAAGTTAATGCTATTGTTGATTATGTGCCCGATAACGGTGCAGGCAAGGCAACAGCTACACTAGTGCTTGATGCAGGAGCAAATGGCGGCAATGGACTAGACGATGAAACTGATAGTGCCGGCGGCCCAATACCAATTATTTTACAAGGTGCTGGTAATAAATCCATGCTTGCAAACGACTATACACAAATTAACGATTTAGGTTATGGTGTTATAGCACGTAACAACGCACTTTCAGAACTTGTGTCGGTGTTTACATATTATTGTCATACTGGTTACTTATCAAGCAATGGTTCTCAAATACGTAGTTTGACAGGTAACAACAGCTATGGTAATTACGGCATGGTTGCTGAGGGTAGCGACCCAGACGAAGTTGCAAAATTAGTTACAATTGGTCAAGACTTAACACAGCCTGTAAAAATATTTAATGTTGATCAAGAAGTTGAAATCACTGGTAATAGTTCGGGTATTGCAAGAGGTGATATTTTACGTCAATATGATACTGTAACAGGTAATATTGCAAATGCAAATGTAATTTTTAACGATGATAATGCAACAAATAGTATTATCAGTGTGAATAGACACGTATCTGCAACCACAAGATATGATTATGCATTCAATGACACAGACGAAATTACACTTAATAGCGTAACAAATGATGGTAGTCTTCTTGCTACTACAAGATATGTTATTGGTAGTATTAACGGATCTGATTGGACTACTGTCGGTGCAGCAAGTAATACGATTGGTTTAGCATTTACCGCAACAGGAACAAACGCCGGAGGTAGCGGAACAGTTTACCAAAGTTATGGTGTTCCAGTGAGTTTGGTTAATAGAGATTTTGGTGGAACAAAAGGTGCGCAACGTGCATTTATTTACGATGCCACTAATTATCCATTAAACGCTTCTCAACTTGAAATTCACCATAATGATAGTGAAACAACATTCCAGCCATATGAAGTAATTAACGTAAGCGATACTGGAAGAGAAATACCATCAGATTATGTAGACGGAACAATTGATGACGATATTGGATCCTTTCCAGGATTAATTGGTAAAAAGATTTGGAGATTAGAATTTACATCAGGCACAGGCGGTGAAGTTTCTACAGAAACAACAGGTTTGCAATTCAACGTAGCTCACGCTACAAATGCTGTGTTGACAAGTCAACAAAACATAATATTAAACGGTATTACAAGTGCAACACTTACAAGACCATCAACTGCTTTGATTTTTGATGAGCAGGAAACTGTAACGTATAGAACACTTGCATTTGAAAACACACTAACAGCTGGTGTTCCAGCAATTGGCGCTCAAACAAGAGTGACCATTGATGATAACTTTGATTACATAGATTTGGTTGTAAGTAATGATTTTGCTGGACAATCACCAGCAACATACAGTCTAACTGGCGGCACTACACTAGGCGATACACAAGGTGACCAACACATTGCTGTGTCAACAATATTGAGCGCAGCAGATCAGAATCGTATAAATCTTGGTGACGATGCTACAGCTGATATGATTTTTGCATGGCAAGGCAAAGTGCATGTTATAACAGGATATCAAGTGGTAACAGATAGCGGAACAGGCACAGATTTTGGTATCATTAGTTTTAGCGACAAATATAATATCAGTGATACTTATGTGGGCTCAGGACTTGCTGCAAGAGCAAGTAATGCAGCTGGTAACAATATTACTTTGCAAGTAGGCTTACAAGAAGCAGAATCAGGTAGTGTTACTGTAAACATTTCAACTTGTCGTGCTACTTCACATGACTTCCTAGACATAGGAACAGGTGGTTACAATACCAGTAACTATCCAGATAGAATTTTTGGTGGTCCAAAAATTGCAGCCGTTACCGATGAAGAAAGTTTAGACAGTGAAGGTTTTGCAAGCAAAGCGCAAGTTCAAGAACGTAATAGAGGTAGAGTGTTCTTTGCTTCAACAGACCAAGATGGTTTCTTCCGTGTTGGTAGATTCTTTACAGTTGACCAAGGCACAGGACGTATTACATTTAACGCTGCACTTGTTCTTACAAACATTGACGGTATTGGCTTTAAACGAGGTGTGCGTGTCAACGAATTTAGTGCTGATGATACATTTACAAATGCTACTGCTGATGCAGTGCCAGTTGAAACAGCAGTTGAAGGTTATATCGACAGACGTTTGGGTATGGATCGAAACGGCACTGCACTTGCTGGTGCAGAATTAATTCCACAAACCACAGGTGGTTTCTTGCCACTGAGTGGTATTTTGCCTTTAGCAGGCAATTTGCGTATGGGTAATAATCAAATTATCGACTTAGCGACACCTACATCACCGAGTGATGCTGTCACAAAAGATTATGTTGATACTGGATTAGCAAATCAAGATGAACTCAGTGAGTTAGAAGATACCACTATTTCATCACCAGCTGCTGGCGAATTCTTAATTTACAAAGACGCTACAGATGGATGGATAAACACAGGATTTGATACAAATGTTGCAAACAGTGACTTTTCAATGACATTTGATGCTACTTCAGGCTTGATGGAAGGACAGATAAATGCAGGTGCTATTGAAAATGCCGATGTAAGTAATACAGCAGGAATAGCTCAAAGCAAACTTTCTTTACAAGCCGCAACGACATTTGATGAAGATGATGGATCAACTGGTTGGGGAAATGGAACTTTTGTCCAAAGCACCCTTGGAATGAGTATCTACAGTGACGAAAACTTTGAAGTAGAACTAGATAGTGCTACACTAACTGGTCGTGTTAGAATTAAAGCACTTGGCATTTCAAACGATGAACTAGCAGGTAGCATTACCAACGCAAAATTATCCAATAGCTCTATTAGTGTCGGAGATGGGACTGCCAATGTTGATGTTCCACTAGGAAATGCTGTTAGAATACAAGGCACAGCCAATGAAGTAAGTATCACAACTACAGAACCAAGCACAGGAAATGTTACATTTGTTATTGGCTTACCAAGCAAAATATCAGCAAATGTTGACGGTGATATATACAATGGCACAGATGTAATACTTGATGTAAGCACAGGCGAATTAACAGGCAATGCAGATAGTGCTGATACAATAAAAACAATATCAAACAGCGCCAACTCCACACAATATTTGACTTTTGTTGCTGATAACAATGCTTCTGCAACAGCAGAAACTCTTAGAACCGATACTGGTATTACATACAATCCAAACACAAATTTACTAACAGTAGGCGGTGCAATCAGCGGAGGCGGCACTATTACAGCTGGCTCTGCCTCAACTATCACTGCGCCTGGCGGATTTAGAGGACCAGGAAATGGTAGTGGTGCTGACAATGGTCAGACTATCGGCACTTCAGGTGATATATTCAACACAGTGTATGCAACTACATTTGCTGGTGTTGCTACAAAAGCTCTTTACGCTGACTTAGCTGAAAACTACAAAGGCGATACAGACTATGAACCAGGCACAGTTCTAGTGTTTGGCGGTGACGAAGAAGTAACTACAACAAACACCAAAGGTGACAGAAGAGTAGCTGGTGTTGTAACTACAAATCCAGCGCATATCATGAACAGTGAGCTTAAAGGTGAACATGTGGTTGGTGTAGCACTTCAAGGTAGAGTTCCTACAAAAGTGCTTGGTCGGGTGGAAAAAGGCGACCTGCTTGTTACAGCAGCTAAAGCTGGTTATGCAATAGTTGATAACAATCCTAAAATGGGCACAGTCATTGGTAAAGCACTACAATCCAAACAGGATGATGGCTACGGAACAATTGAAGTAGTGGTAGGGAGAGTATAATGACACAGTTAATTATAAACACAGGCACAAATGATAACAGCGGCGACGGAGATCCACTACGTGTAGCCTTTACCAAAGTCAATGAAAACTTTACAGAAGTATATACTGATATTGCAGCATTAGCTGATGGTAATGTTGTAACAGATATCAAAGGCAGTGTGTTTGCTGATGATAGTACATTATTAGTAGATGCTGTAAATGGTGTTATTCCGGGTTATGTAAGTTTAGCAACACTCAAAACAGAAGTAGCAGCAGCAACAGATTTTGCAGACTTCCAAGCACGAATAGCAGCATTATAATTAATGCGATAAATATGTATAACAATACAAGGACACGAGAATGGCAAGTAGAATTCCACTAGTATTAGATGAAGATAACAGTCAACTTAGAGAGTTGCCCGTTGGTGATGACTTAGATTTAACAGGCAATAACATCACTGGATTGACTAGTATTACAACAACAAGCACTATTACCGCAGGTGGCAGTGTTACAACACCATTATTACTTGCCACAAATGCTACTGTAAGTGGAAACGTAGAAGCACTTACATATACAGTTGGCGGAACAAACTTGTTGGAGTCTATTGATTTTAACGACTTGTTAAACCAACCATTTATTCCTATTGATGTTAACCAATTGAATGATACTGATGGATTGTTAGGCGGTGGATTTAGTGGTGACTACAATGATTTGTTTAACACACCGGTTATTCCATCTGATATTAATCAACTTGGCGATAATGATGGTATAATTCCAACTGATATTAGTGATCTAACTGATAACACAAATTTGCTTGTAGGTGGAACATTTGAAAGTTTATCAGATGCATTTACTTTTGATGGTAAAGCGGAACAAATTGTAGTCGTAAATGCAACAGAAACAAATCTTGCTACAATTTCAACAGCCAGTATTTTAAATGGTTTGACATCTGCACAGGTCACTGGTGCTTTAGGATTTACACCATACAACTCAACCAACCCAGATGGATATATCAATAACTCAGTAGGTATCACAGATGCGTTAGGTTATACACCTTATGATGCTTCTAATCCGTTGGGTTTTCTTACCAGTATTACCAGTGGCGATGTTACAGGTGCATTAGGATACACACCTTATGATGGCGCAGCCAACAGCTTAGGATTTTTAACAGCTATTAACTCTGGAAATGTTACAGACGCATTAGGATTTACGCCATATGATGCAGCAAACCCAGATGGATACATCACAAGTGTTGGTTCATTGGATGATGTTTTAACAATCGGTTCAACAACTACACTGAGTTTTCAAGCTGGTGCTTTTACAAGTAGTGGTAGAGTAACTGCCACTGATATACAATTGTCAACTGGTGGTATTAATTTTAACCATACAACTGCTACAACTATTGACGGACAGGCTGGACTTGATTTGACAGTAGGTGGTGTTAGTAATCTAATACTTAACAGTGCAGGAACTATATCAGTTCAATCTAGTTTGGTGCCAAGCAGTGGAACTATAAATATTGGCAATAGTGGTAATCCTTATGCGAACGTATATGCAACCACAATTAATTCTACAACACTCTCATCAACATCAACGGTAACTATTAACGCCACAGGAAGCACTATTACTTTAAATTCTACTGGTGTGATAATGACATCCGATTATGTGCAATTAGCACCCTCTGGAGGCGCAGCAGACGGTGACAGACCATCATCCCCGGTCACAGGCACTTTCATGTATAACAGCACACATGGTTACCATCAACTTTATGACGGTGGTAGAGACTTTGTTAATGCAGGTGGAACAGGAACTGTTACAGGCGGTTGGTTAACAATAGTTCCACCAATTGGCGGACAGCCTAATAATGATGATACATATCCAGGTATGCTGGCGATTGCTGATGGAACATCTTGGGATCCTCTTGGGGATGGATCTCAAGCACTAATGGTATTCATAAACGGCGCATGGTCGGCAATGGCTGAAGCATAATGGAGATATAAATGGCAGATATACAAACAATTAACATAGGATCAGCAGCAAATGACGGAACAGGCGATGATTTACGTGAAGCATTTGTAAAAGTTAACGCAAACTTTAACGCATTGAATTTAGCACAAGGTCCTGCAGGGGTTAACCTTGGAAGTTCTGGAGGAAAAGTTTTAGCCGATGTAACTAGCAATACTTTGAGATTTAGAACAATAGTTGGTGGAACAAATATAAATGTTACAGAACTTGATAGCACCATTGTGCTAGACGGAACAGTGCCAGATCAGTCTAATCCAATTATTAGTGACACAGGTAGTATTACAGTAGGCAATGGAGCAGCATGGGCACTATATGGCGGAGACGGCGTAGAGACTAGATCTGATAATAATGCTAGTCCAAATCCACAAATTATTATTGATGCAGGATTAGAAAGAGACCAAAGCCCTAGACTTGTAGCAGGACTAGATGCCAATAGCCAAAATATTACCGGTGTAAATAACTTTAGTGCAACTAGTTCTTTGACTGGAACTCTTACTGTATCTACTACAGGGACTATAGGCACACTTGTTCCAACAAATATCAAAAGCAAAGGCACTGACACAGTTGACTACGAAAATAACTTGGGCAAATTTTTAACATTTGATTTTGGGGGTGTTGATAATACCTACACCGGTATACTTCAATTTATTTTAGGAACATCTACTGTTGATTTAGGAACTTTTAATTCGCCATCTATTGGTAGCATAGATCTAGGAGCAATTTAAGGAGGGCAGATGGCTGCACCACAATGGAGCGTAATTAATAATACCAGTCTAGGTATCCTACAAGAACGTGAAACTATTGCAATCGATTTACCTTTAGTAGACACTAATGGTGTAACAGCCAAAGTAATTAGTGGTGCTTTGCCAGACGGTCTTAGAATTTCTGGAACACAGATTGTAGGAACGCCTTATAATGTCAAGCAAATTGTAAGAAATGTATTTTGCATTAGAGCAACAAACAGCGACGGTATTGCAGACAGAACGTTAACTTTGACTGTTGATGGTTACGATGAACCTGTTTGGGTCACTCCAGCAGGAGATCTTCCTGTAGGCCCAAATGGTGTGTATTTTGTTTTGGATAGCACTCCTATTGATTTTCAACTTGAGGCATACGATCTTGATACCACAGCAGGCGAGGAGCCATTGGAGTTTATTTTAGGAGATGGCAGCAGTCAAGGTGAAAGCACATTACCACCTGGGCTGAGTATGTCTTCTACAGGAAAAATAACTGGTATTGTTGATCCATTACGTGCATTAGATATCAATGAAATAGTTTTAGGATATGACGCAGGCAGATACGGAACCAATGTGTTTGACTGGGGCGCAGCATCTGATGATAGAATAAACAGTTATTATTATGGTGATGTAGATGTAAGTAACTTGGACCTTGTGCGTCCTCCAAGAAAGTTAAATAGACGTTATACGTTTGTAGTAACTGTTTCTGATGGTTACGCTACAAAACAAAGACAATTTACAATTTATGTTGTTGGTGATGATTTTACAAGAGCTGACAACACCATTATGCAGGTTAGTAATGGTGTGTTTACAGCGGACATTACTTTTGAAAGATTACCAATTTGGATCACTCCTGAAGATCTTGGTAAGCGTAGAGCAAACAACTATCAAACTATATTTCTAGAAACAGTGGCGCAACCTGATGTAAGTGGCGCTCTTTATTATAGTAAAAAACAAAGAAATCCTGGTGTGTATAAATTAAAATCAACAGGAGAAATCACAACTGGGTATTATGAATTAAGTGGTGCACTTCCTTATTTTCCTATTGCAAAAAGAGGACCAGACAGTTTAGACGAATTTTTTGCACCTGATCCTATCACTACAGCTGAATTTGAAGTTGTAGAAGCAGAAAGTGTCAGTGAGCTACCTCCAGGATTAGACTTAGATCCTGCAACAGGCGAGCTTGCTGGTATTATTCCATATCAACCTGCTGTCACAAAAGATTATAAATTTACAATCGGTGCTATTAGATACAACGAAGATACTGGTATTGTTACTGTATTTGGAACATATTATGAGGATACACTAAGTGGCACACAAACTATAAAAATTGCAAAATTAGATGACACACTTATTGATGGTATTGACGACTTGGCTGCACTTGTTGACCAAGATGTTGAAATTGAAGGTAGAAATTATACAATAACTAGTGTTAGTAGTCTTTCCCCAGATTACGATACAATAACGTTAGATAGAGGACTTGATAGATATTACAAACATGAACCGTTAGTTGTCAAAGAATCAACACTACCTTCTGCAGATTATTTCTTTGTAGAAACTTTGAGCACAGCTGATCAGTTGTTTTACAATGGACAAGACTTGATCTTTAGCGATACAGAAAAATATAACATTACCAGTATTGCAGATTATGTAAAATACACAGTTAGTGTTGATATCACTAATAGTCTTGAATTAAATACCAACACCACAGGCACTGCAGGCGGTCCAGGCATAGTTGGTATATTAGAACAATTTTTAGATGTAGGGGACCTTCCAGCTTATATCACCACAATTAGCGGTAGTGCAGGTATACATACAGTAACACTTACTATTCCTCTTACAGCAAATACAAGTAGTTCAGCTTATGTTAAAGACCTTTTCCATACAGCTGATAGTGCTACTGTTAATATTGTAAAAAATAATCAATATCAAAGAATAGGATTGAGCACAACTCTTATCAGAACTTTTAATATAGGAAGAAACATAAGCCTTGGAGTAATTAGAGGACTTTCTTTCCAAAAAGATTTTGCAAGAGACGAAAGTAATTTACTAGAAAAAATAAAAACGTTTAAAATACAAACATTAGGTGAAATTGACAGTGTCTTGAGTTGGGAATCTCCTGCACAATTAGGCACTATTAAACCTAATAGAGATAGTGTATTTGCTGTTAAAGCAAAATCTACATATGCAAATGCAGTGTTAACATACAGTGTATTATCAGGTGCTTTACCGTTTGGCATGACATTAAAATCAACCGGAGAAATAACTGGAAGATTTCCAAGTGTAGGTAGTTTATCTGCTCTTGGTTTAACACAAATCGATAATGCTAATACAACCTTTGATGGTAATACACAAAGTTTTGATAGAACATTCAAATTTACAGTTTTAGCAAGAGATAGATTTGCAAATACAAATATAACACAAGAATTCACAATTAAGATAGATACTACTGATACAAATCTGTATAGTAATATATACATGAAACCATTTTTACCTACATCTCAACGCAGTAAAATCAATAATTTCCTAAACAATACTACAGTGTTTGATCCAGTAAGTTTATATAGACCAAGTGATCCTGAATTTGGTGTGCAAAAAGAGCTACGTAGTTTGGTGTTTGCAGGAATAGAACAAAAAAACTTGTCTAATTATGTTAGTGCAAGTGTTAAAGGGGTTAAAAGAAAGAAATTTAATTTTGGCGATGTAAAAAAAGCCACTGCAAAAACAGTAGGAACCCAAGAAGAAATTTACGAAGTAATTTATATAGAATTAGTAGATCCTGCACTACCATCTAAAGGAGAAACAAGAGATAGTTTCTTATCTCCTAACGGGGGCAAAAAAATCACTGTAGATAGTGTAAGGTTTGAGCCAATTGATGACGAGTATGGTGGAGGTGCAGGCGGTGTTGATTTAGCAATTACAAAAAAAGACAACACAGTTTTTAAAATTGATTTGAGATCGGGGCAGCTAAAAGTTGTAAAAAGAGGTGGCGGCACTGTAAATATTCCAGCTGTTGGCATTTTGCAAGTAGGTTCTCGTTCAGGAAGCAATGTAGGTATAACAATCGCAAGCACAACTACAATTGACGGATTGGAAGAGACTTGGCGTCTAAGACCAGATTGGACTACAATCACTATCGATAGTAATGCTATAAGTGTGAGCGAAGCTGAAGACAGAAAAACTTACATAAGCAATATTGAAAAAATGAGGACTAATATTTCCAATATAGGAGAAAGCAGTAAGGATTTCTTGCCGCTTTGGATGCAAACTGCACAAAAAGGTAGCTTGAAAGAATTAGGCTATACTTTTGCAATACCACTTGCCTATACTAAACCAGGCCAAGGCGACCAAATATTAGCAAATGTAAAAAATTATTTGAAAAGCAACGAACAAAATTTTGATTTTAATCAAATTAATTACGACATAGATAGGTATATAATTAACGCAACAAATGAAAGCAATAATGATCAATATATTGTGTTCGGTAATTATCAATTTAACAGTTGAATGGAATAAATAGTATAACAAAGGAAAACAAATGGCAAGTAACATTAATACAACAACAATAGATGAAAATTATCCGGTAGCTGGTATTGATAATGATAGCCAGGGATTCCGCGATAACTTTGCTAGTATCAAAACGAACTTGACAACAGCAGGCACAGAAATTACAACATTGCAAGCAAACAGAGCACGTATTGATGCAGACAACGATCATTCTGGTAACGAAATACAAAATGCTGAACTACTTCAAGTGACTCCAAAATTCAACAAAGCATTCAATACATTAACTGGCGACCACGAAGTTGACTATAGAGATGCACATGTTCACGTTATAAATTGGGATTTTGGTAGTCCAGGTAATATAGCTACAGTGACTTTTACAGGCTGGCCTACTGACAGATATGCAAGCCTCAGGTTGATTATGAGTGTCGATAATCCAGGCAATAATGATACCCAAATTACTCTTAGTGCAGGAGCAGGCGATGCGAAACTTAATGATAGGACTAATGTAGATACTTGGAATGGTACAAGCATATTAACACTTAGCGGAAATATAGGTGAAAAAACTATTGTTGATGTGTTCACATACGATTCTGGTAATACCCTATTCTTTGACTACGTTGATCGTTTTACATCTATTCCATAAGGATATCATATGCACCCAAATGCTAAATCTTTAAGCGAACTATCTAACCAAGAGTTAGAAAAGAAAATTCTTAAATTAAATGGCATGTATTTTATGACGAACGATGCCCATGTGCGTCAACAAATGATATTATTAT